CTGATCAACTGAATTTTTGTCGATTGTGAATATGGCACCGCTAGGCATGACTCCAGGCTCAACTTGTCTGAGCACTGTGCCATCGCTTAGCACGATATACGGTTTGCAAGCGTGCCAGGCTATGCAACCCTCCCAGAATTCATGGTCGAACTCATCAGGGTTGTTGCACAATCTGAACACGTGTCTCTTGTAGTTTGAAAATGTGTGTCCGGGTGCTGTGGCGTCGTAGGTTTTCTTATCCACTGCATTCCAGTCATCTGTTTTAGTATCGTTCGCTTTGAAGAATCTGTCAGCTCCACCCTTCAGCCATGGATAGCCGTAGGTGGATGGGATGAATGCTGCCTGTCTTGCCTGAGTGTCCAGGTAGACTCGGAGAAAGGCGCCCGTTGCAATGCGAGTCAGCCAATCGATATTGGCGATGATTCGAGGGCGTCTTTCCTTAATTTTCTTAGCTTTGGTAGGTTCACGTTTGGTGAAGAACTCTATTGTCCCTTTCGATCGTCCTGTCCTGATTTCTCCAATCCTTTCTTGGACTTTGTCGATGATGCCTTCGATTCCGTAGGTTTCGATGCATTCTTGGACTGTCGATTTTTCTTCGCCGTACCCTGTGCTGCTACTTTTTCTGGTTTCTTCGATTTCTCGCTTAATAGCTTCTCGAGAGCACCAGTTCGGGTCGCAACGGTATCTACTTTCTGAATACAGGTTTTCAAGGCAGCTAGCAATTCGCTCATCGACCCGACCTGTGGGTCCGGGGATTCGGTTGAATTGCTCTGCTGAGTTGATGAAGCTAGCTTTTTCAAGGCTCGCCGAGACGTTGGGCGGGAGGTACTCTGATTGGAGCTCTCCTGGGATTCTTTCGTCTCTTCTGTACATTGCAGCTTTTCTGTAGATGGGGGGCACGGTGTCGATGACTTCATAGGGGCCGATTCGGTCGCCGACACAGCTTTTGTTTGCGCGCTGTTGCTGATCAGCGCCATGTAGTTTTCCGGGTTAGACTTGATAGTCTCAACCAGAGCTGGAAATGCCGTTTCTTCTTCTATGTGCGTTTGGTTTTGCATACCGGCTGTTCGCCCGTAGTCTCCGCCTGTTCCGTACTGCATAGCTTCAAATTCGTCCATCAGTCTCTGGTCTTCTTCATTACCCTCCTCAAACAGGTAGTGGTAAAGATTACCGTTCCCGTCGTAGAAGTTGGCCCGTACGTCACCGTACTGATCCTTAGTAATCCATGCTTGTCTCTCACCTTTGTGTGAGCGCTTCATGGCCCTTTCAAACTCCTGCT